ATTTCTGATGAGCGTGTTGCAACATGGGCTGATAATGACAAGTATGCTTCAAATATTCGTTCATCGACTAATGTTATTATTTTTGACGATTACGGTAATACTTCACCAAAGTTCATGGATTTTTCTCCAGCGTATCGTCTTATTCAGACTATAAATAATGCATTATTTTTGGCGCCCATGGCCGAAGCATTCTTGAAAGGGAAAGTGGCTTTGCATCCTTGGATTGTTATGGTAACAACTAATGTGGAGCATTTGCTTGCTGAGCAGTACTCTGAGAAACCTGAGTCAATATTGCGTCGTTTGTTTCATGTAAAAGTCAAAGTGCGAAAGGAATTTCAAACAGATGGTATGTTGGATTCAGCTAAAGTTGAAGCAAAGTATGGATATAAAAGAGATGCCGATATTTGGTTGATTGATGTTAGAAAGTGTTCTGTTGGATTGCCCAAAACATTGAATTCGGAGAGGAATAAGTACCAGCTAAAGCCTATAAAGTTTGAAGGGCAACAGATGTTGGATGTTGATGTGTATACATATCTGCGCTGGGCACAAGTTGCGTCTAAAGATCATTACGATTATCAGGCTACATTTGTTCAGCGGAATACTACTATAGCTGATCAGGTCGAGTGTTGTAAGAAGTGTGGTTTTGTATTTTGCGACTGCGAAAAGATTGCGGCTGAGGAGTCATTACGTTTACCCAGTGTAGTCGATTCCAATGTACACCCAGATGATGAGGCAGTTCATGGGGAGCTTAATGAGTTGTATCATGGATTGCCCACTATGTTGGGTGATGACAGACATTTGGAGGAGCAAGCTTCACCATTGTTTCGAAATATATTACGCTTTCTTCTTTGGTACGTTGTTGGCTTTTTGGGTAGCAGGCTTTTGCATGTTTTAGTATGGCTTCTACGCATGCCGAGTGAATCGCGGAACTATCATGTGCGTTATTATGCTGCATGGGCGAGGAATTATTTTCTTGCATGGAGAAATAGTGTCCGACGAACTGCTATGTGGAATTTGTATAGATTTGCCCGGTGGCAATTACAACAGCGATGGAACATTAGAGCGTTTTTCTGGCGCCTGCGAGAGATTAGAACTGAGGATCTTATTTACCTGGATGAATGGTATAATGATTCTATTTTCGATTGGGTTGCGTGGGTTCCAGAAAGTTTTATTACTTCTCCTTATGTGACTCATTATGTCATGTTTTTCCGCAGATGGGAATTGATTAACCGTAGGTGGAAAGTTATAATGCTCTATCTGTATTGCTTTGTTGTTGCAGGATGGTGGTTTGTTAAAGCCTGGTATTATTCCAGTGTCGCATGGTACCTTGCGAGTCTTATTGTATTTTACAGTACTGTGATAACAATTGCAGTTATTCTGTATTACGAGAAACGCGCTATACAGGAAGAGCTTTTGCGACGGAATCATGCACTTCCAGCATATGTCAAAGTCCTGAAAGAAAATTCGGGTAAGTTATTGCTTGGTGTAGGATTGTTTGGATTGTATTACGTTTTCCGATGGATTTATGGTATGAAGAAGACTTTTTCCCCACAAGGGAATTTGAACCCTCAGACTATGAAAGATGTCGAGGAGCGTGATAGTGAGGAAAATGTGTGGGCTGCTAGTTATGTCTCACCTTTACCTATGAGTACTGCTTCAAAAACGACAGCTGCGGATGATTTAGTAAATAAGTGCGTTGAAAACCTTGTGTATGTTGAAAGTGAGAAGTATTTTGTACGTGGCTTTATGATTGAGAGCAATTTTCTAATTCTTCCTGCCCATTTTGTGCATCGACACTGGGAGGAAGGATACGACGACTTCAAAATTCAATGTTGGAGGAGTAATCCAAATGGGTCAGGAGGTAACTTTCGAGACAAAATCGCCAAGGCCTACACGTATTTGGTTCCTGGCACTGACTTTGCTATTTCTTGGACGCCTAGTGCTGGGAGCATGGGAGATATGCGGAAGTTTTTACCCATTGACTCTGTATCAGATTCGGAGGCCACATTTATTCTAAGAGAGAGAAATGGAGAGGTTGAACTCGCTTCAACATTTTATAGGCATGACAGCACAGGTATTGATCATTATTCCATGAAGCATATACCAGGAGGTACTTACAAGTTACCTTTTGATACTGCCACTGGGATGTGTATGTCGCCTTTGGTTTCCCGAGGAAAGGGGTCTACTATTCTTGGTTTTCATTTATGTGGCCAGGGACGTACAGGCGGTTGTGGTTATTTGACGTATGATCAAGTCGAAACTGGGTTACAGCAGTTGGCTACTATGCCTGGGGTCGTCAGAACTGTTAGTCGTGGAACTTTGCCAAAAGATCAATTTGGAACAAAACTTGTGGAGGATGGGCCAATACATCGTAAGAGTGCAACTCGGTTTTTAACTGAGGGATGCTCTATTGAAGTGTATGGTCCTACATCTGGGAGAGCCACACCTAGCTCTTCTGTGATTCCGACAATTATTTCTGATATTGTTACGGATGTTACTGGAGTGCCACAGCAGTGGGGTCCACCTAAGATGAGAGGTGAGGGAGTTTATCCTTTTCAGGTGGCACTGGAACAATTGTCCCACCCATCGTGGTCATTGGGCAGCGTTGTTGAAAAAGCAGTTCGATGTTACCGTATGCAGTTCTTGAAGATTAAGGAAAAATTGCCTGAGTTATTTAAGGAGTGTAAACCATTGACAGAGGTACAGACAGTGTCTGGTATTGCTGGAAAGCGTTTTATTGATGCAATGAATTTCCTTACTGCACTAGGTTGGCCTTTGTCAGGGAAGAAAACTAAGCTTTTGATTGACCTTGATCCAGAGGACTATCCAGATATTGGGAAGCCGAGGACGTTTGTATCCGCAATTTGGGATGAAGTTTATCGTATTAAGAAAGTATTACTGTCAGGTGAGCGTGCGTATTGCGTTTGGAAAGCATGTTTGAAGGATGAACCCACAAAGTTGACAAAGACAAAAGTGCGTGTATTCCAGAGTGCACCTATAGCCTTACAGCTTCTTATCCGGATGTACTTTTTGCCGATTGTTCGTATCATTCAATTGAATCCATTATTGTGTGAGTGCATGGTGGGTGCAAATGCTGAAGGTCCCGAGTGGGAACAGCTTAATGAATTTATGAATTCAAAAGGCAAAAACGTTCTTGCTGGTGATTACAGTAAATATGATCAGCGCATGCCGGCACAGTTGGTAACGGCAGCCTTTTCTGTTTTGATTTGGGTTGCAAAGCACCATTGTGATTATACGGAAGAAGACATCAAAGTGATGGAGGCAATGGTGGCGGAAGTTGCGTATCCTCTAATGGCTTATAATGGTGACTTGTTACAGTTGTTTGGTTCTAACCCTTCGGGACAAAATTTGACCGTTATTATCAACTCGATTGTTAATAGTCTTCTTTTGAGGAGTTGCTATTATACAAAGTATCCAGATGAAGCTGCTGGTTCCTTCACTGAACATTGTGCATTTGGAACATACGGTGATGATGTTAAGGGTACGGTTTCTGAGGATAAAGGTCTTTTCAACCATATCTCATTTGCTGAATTTCTTTCTGAATTTGATATGAAGTTTACTATGCCTGATAAAGAATCTGTTGCCACAAAGTATATGGATGCAGATGAGGCTGATTTTCTAAAGCGTAAGAACTTTTATCATCCAGATTTGAAAGCTAATGTGGGCGTGCTTGCTGAGGATTCGATTTTCAAGAGGTTACACGCGCATTTGGTGTCAAAAGATTTGACACTGGAGCAACAAGCTGCTCAAAACATTGACACGTCTCTTCATGATTGGTTTTATTATGGAAGGGAAAAATATGAGCAACGTCTTGCAGAAATGAGAGAAGTTGCATCTGTGGCTAGGATAACCCATTTGTGTCGTGGGTTCAATAAGAGTTATGATCAACGTGTTCAGGATTGGTTGCGAAAGTACCGACCTGATGATGCGGAACCTGTTGATGATGCCAGGATTACCTTTCGTGAGAATTGAATGGTTAAATTCTCCACCCCGAAATCCATCGGGGTTCCAGTGTAAAGTTGAAACGGATTATGTATATATGGATTACCAATTTTGTGTATGTTTTGTGTCATGTGCATTTATGAAATTAGGCTTTGTACATATCGGCATGGTGCTCGGCCATACCCCTATTTAGGGGAGTAGTTAGCCACTACAATAACATCGCACCACTTTGCAGTTTGAGTCAGCTGTAGAGGTTGTTTATATTGACTTACTAATAATAATAATAATAATAATTTTGAAAATGTATGTATATGTTTATATCGTGAAAGAATGTTGTTCAGACCCCAGATGGGAGTTGTAGCCGAGGCTTCGATTCAAAAGAAGGGGACTTTTACCGCTCAAGAAAATGTTGATTTTTCGGACCAGATGCAACCCTATATTTATGATGCGGGAGGCGAGATGGATCCAACACGTTCGTTGCAAGACACCAATGACGCAACACTCGACAATTTCTTTAGTCGACCTCTCAAAATTCATGAGGCTGAGTGGGGCACGGGTACATCTTTGTATTTCAACATAGACCCTTGGGGTCTCTATTTTGGAAATTCCCGTGTTATTAATCGACTTACAAATTACAAGCTATTGAAGGCTAAATTACATGTCAAACTTGTCATAAACGGGAATGGCTTTCAGTATGGAAGGGCCATTGCCTCATATCTACCGTATAGTATTTTTGATTCTTTATCAACAAGTCGAGCACTTATAGCACAAGACTTAGTGCAAGAGTCACAAAGACCTCACATTTATCTTGATCCTACTACATCCAGCGA